CTGAGACCTACATTGACAACTCTGTTTTGAATGGGTTGCTTCAGGTCTTTGCATTGGTCCGATCCGGCGTTAGCATCGGCGACGTGGTCCAAACTTGTGACCATGTGGATTTGTGTAATGGTCGACCCCGAACTCCCCACCGCGTTAGTTCGTTCCAGCTCATAGTTTCTGGCGATGACAACCTCACGTGCACCACATTTGATATGGGTGGTTGTGGGGGTGTCATCCGCCAACTCGGCTTGGAAAACGAGGTGGTTGAGCGCGACCATCCGTGGGATGCCGAATTTTGTAGTGCGCTGTTCTATCCCGTTTTAGACGTGAACGGTGCCCCAACATTCGTGCTTGGGCAAAAACCTGGCCGCTTCCTTACTAAGTTTCCCTGGTCGTTGGACCTCGGAGTCCGTTGCCCTCGAGCCGAGCTTCGGAGTAAGGCCCTAGGACAGGTGCGGGCTGTGATGTATAACCCCATCCTACGCCCGTACCTTGATCGTGTCATTGGTTTGACCCAGGATGTCTGTGCTGACGCTGTCTATGACAAGTACAGTGCCAGCCACACCACTGAAGTTTTTACCTGTAGCGCCAGCACCTTGGATTTTGTGCGTCGCCGCTATGGGGCTTCGGAGGACATCCTGTTGGACTGGAGTCAATTTTGTGGCCGCTTGCGAGCCGGCCACTTTGACACCCATCCATTGGTCGACCTTTTGGTCGATCGGGATGCTTAACTTGCACGTGGCCGCCAGGCTCAACGTAGGAACCGCGTTGTAAAATAAAGATCCATGCGTAAGCGAAACTCAAAGAATAAGAGGTCTAAATCCCTCAAACCTATCAATGTCCGTGTCCGAAAGGATGTTACCAAGTTGTCCGGTGTGCCTCGCCATAATGTTGCGATGGCAAAACCAGCCGCTACCACCATGCATCGTGATGTCACTAAGGAATCTATTACTGCGTATTTACAACCATTTTCCGCCTATGAAGCACGCCTTATGGGTGGGTTGCCCGTTGGCGCTTCTTCCCAACCAGCCTATGGCTTCTGGACGCGTAATGTCATCACCTTTTCAGACATCCAATTTGGCACCTCCTCGGTATACGGCTCCAATGTGACCATCGTCCCTTGGTTGCGCAATCAGTTGATCGTTGCTAGCACCATGTCCAACATTGGCGAGGCTAGCACCTTCACCATTTATAACGATCCATATTACGCTTCGGCCACGACCAATTTTGAATCTTTGGTTGTCGCCTACCAAGGCATTCGTGTGAAGAATCTCACCCCTGTTTTGAATCAGAGTGGTGAGTCTTACATTGGCC